GCGTAGCGCATTTCGAGTATCTGGGAGGACGGCGTTTCGTTGTAGCCGAAGTGCGCGGTCTGATTCATGAAGCTGGCCTGGGTTTTGGCGCCGGTCGGGAGCGTGAAAGGCGCAGGCTGGGTGCGGCCCGGGAGGAATGGGGATTGCCACTTTCCGTAGAAGTAAATGGCGCTGGTTAGGACCAGTCGCGTCTCGGTATCGATTGAGCCGGCCGGGAGCAAATCCTTGATCCTATCTTTGGTCTGCTCTTCGGTCCAGCCGTTGATCTGGGATCGCGCCGCCTCGGGATTCGCGATGAAATCGAGCGGCGTGAGGGGGGCGTGGTAATCGTTGGCGAGGATGTTTTCAAAGGCCGGCTGGATGGCGAGTCCTTTTTGCACCCAGAGTCCATTTGCGGTGTGTAGCTGGTTGTCTCCGCTGTTGCCAGCCTTGGTCAGATCCGCAAGCAGAGCTCCCAGGCCGGCATCGTAGTTGGAATCGTAATGGACGTGCAGGACGGATTGGATTTCCGCGGCGGTCCGGCCGTGCGCGCCGGCAAGGACCATGGAAAGCGCCGTCCCGATGTTGAAGGGGGAGAGGATCAGGTTTCCGTCGCCTCCGGCAAGTTGCCTATACGCGGCGGTGGTGAAGGCGTTCATACCCGGCACGATAGCAGAGTCGGCGGCAGCCAGCGCGGTGGCGAGCAGAATCGGCGGAACGAAGCGTTTCATGGGAGCCTCACACTCTATAATGTTGCCACTGCGCCGATCCTTTCAGAGCAATCGCCTCCGGCCCGCACCCCCTCTGCCGATTTTCAGTCACTTATGCATTATGCCGAGCTCGGCATAACCGGCCAATCTGAACTATTTTTCGGACGCGGCGCTGGTTTTTAGAATCGGGAACGGACGCGGACCAATCGCCGGAGCAGAAGTTGGAGAGGCTTCTGAACCGCACCAAAATCCAAGCCTGCCTGCCGTCATGGGCCTGCCGGCGCCGCCGCCCATGGCCGACGATCGCCATCTGACCGCAAGCGCGACACCGCTGCGGCAGCCACTCCCTGTCGGTCCGCGGGGGCTTGCACTCTGAGCCGCAACCTGGGATAAAGACGCTCACGGGTGCGAAGGCTCGCCGCGGAATCGCCACGCCGCCAAGGCCATTGACTCTGCGGCCCCGCCTTCGCTCCTAAGTATCAGAATCCACGCTGAAAAAGAATCCCACCCTGCCCTTTTCCCGATTGGCTGCTTAACGGTCACAGATTTTCGAAAATTTTCTAAGCCTTATTTTCAACGCCTTATGGCTAAGCCGGCGGAAATGCCGATTGAGCCGATGCTAGTCTCACATCAGGAAGAAGGCTGCGGGCCCCGCCGAAATGGCGAGGCCTTTTTTATTGGTGACCAGGATGAACGCTAAAGGGAAGCAGAAAACCGCAAAAGCGACTGATCTCGAGTATAAAGCGGCCGCGCTAGCAGAAGAAGCAGTGAAGGGTCAGACGATGTCGGAGGTCGTCACAGAATGTCGCAAGCTATACGGGATTGAGCTTCCCTTAGGAAAACCAAGGCGCTTCATCACGGAGTATCTGAAGCTAGTACAGCTTGAAAAAGAGATGGAGGCTCAGCCGGAGGAGATCAAGATCACGTGGGTAGATCCACCAGAATTTGCCAAAGAGAAATAGGCTACAACCCGCTACCCGCGCAAAAGGCGTTCCACCGCTCCACGGCGAGGTTCAAAGGATTCTCGGGGCCCATCGGAAGCGGTAAGAGCCAAGCATTGTGCCAAGAGGCGATCCGGCTTAGCTACGTGAATCAAGGGAGGATGGGTTTGATTGGATCGCCAACTTATCCGATGTTACGAGACTCCACGCTAGCAGCGATGTTGGAGATTCTGGAGGCAAGCGGGCTGCCATACGAGATAAACAAAGCCCAGAATACGATTCTCATGGGCGACACGCCTTCTCGCATCATATTTCGAGCCCTGGAGGATTTTGAACGGCTCCGCGGGCCCAACCTGGCCTGGTTCGGAGTCGACGAGATGACTTACACCAAGGAGGAAGCATGGCTGCGGCTGGAAGGGCGTTTACGAGACCCGAAAGCAAAGCAGCTTTGCGGATTTGGGGTTTGGACACCGAAGGGATATGACTGGGTCTACAAAAAGTTTGTCCACAACCCAGCCGATGGTTATGAGTGTGTCCAAGCGAAACCGGGAGAGAACCGGCACTTATTGGATGCTGTGCCAGACTTCTATACGCGGTTGGAACGTAGCTACGACGACCAGTTTTTCCGGCAGGAAATACTGGGGGAGTACGTGAACAGGGCGGGGCGCAAAGTTTATTCGTCCTTTTCGCGAGAACGTCATGTGACCGACTTGAGCCTGACTCCATGGGCGCAATTATTTTGGGCCCTGGATTTCAACGTGGATCCGATGAGTTCGGTGGTGGCGCAAATCGTAGCCAGAGAAGTTCGAGTGCTAGATGAGATTGTCTTACGGAGAGCAACGACGCAGGAGGCATGCGAGACGTTTCTGGAACGATACCCACGGCACGATGCGGGGATCGTGGTGTGCGGCGACGCATCGGGAAACCATCAACAGACGACGGGCGCAGCAGATTATGAGGTCGTTAAGAAGCATTTTGAAGCGCATTCCAACATGACGGTGGACTTTCGGGTACCGAAGTGCAATCCGCCGGTCCGACAGAGAGTGAATCTGGTAAACGCGACACTGCGATCAGCCTCGGGAGTGGTTGGACTGTTCATCGATCGAAAGTGCAAGGAACTCATACAGGATTTGGAAGAAGTGACTTACAAAGCGGACAGTTATCAAATCGATAAGGAGCGGGATCGAATGCGCACGCATCTGTCTGACGCGCTCGGCTATCTGGTGTGGCAAGAGCTAAACACGCTGGCATCGATTGGGGAACAGGGCCGGAGGATGGCATGACGGATACGATTAACCGAGAACACCCTGAATACACGGCCAACAGGAGCATGTGGCGGCGGTACCGGGATCTGTACGCCGGCGGCGAGGAATTGCGCCGGCACGCAGCAGACTACCTGGTTCGACGTCACAAAGAGCCAGGCGACATCTACCTGGAACGCCTGACACGGGTGTTTTACCAGAACTATATCGGATCGATTATCGACTGGTATGCCGCAACGCTGATGCACTCGGCGCCGACGATTTTGCTGGACGGCGGAGACGCAGGGGCGCAAGGCTACTACAGCCTCCTGAGCAACGATTGCGACCTGAAGGGGACCTGCCTAACAGAGTTTCTCAGAAAGCGATTTGTGGAGGCACTGGTTTGCGGGAAGAGCTACATGGTGGTGGATTTCCCACGCCTGACGGGGCGGGCGTTGACGCGGGCGGAGGAGGACGCGCGTGGGCAGTCGCGGGCGTACCTAACGGACTACAGCGCCGAGGAACTCATCAACTGGTGCTACGACAACGACGGAACTCTGGAATGGGCAACGATACGAACGAGCTGCTTGCGACAGGTGCCTGGATCAGCGGCGAATTGGGTGGAAGAAACTCGGTGGATCCGGTACGATCGCGAGCAGTACGCAGTGTTCAGCCGGCCGAGTGAATCGAAGCCAATCGAGATAGTTGACGAAGGGTTACACGGCCTTGCGACGCTGCATAAGGTGCCGGTTTTCGAGATGAGGGTAAGCGAGGGGCTTTGGTTGATGAACAAGGCCGCGCTGCTGCAGCTCGAACACTTCAACAAATCGACCGCGCTTTCCTGGGCGCTGACGATGGGACTGTTTGCGATGCCGGTGGTGTACTCGGATCGGCCGTGGACGCAAATGGTGGGGGAATCCTACTACATACAACTGGGGCAGGGGGACAGGTTCGGCTGGACAGAACCCGAGGGGAAAGTTTACCAGATTGCGGCCGACAACCTGATTCAGTTGAAAGATGAGATTTACCGCGTCTGTTACCTGATGAGCCAGGCAACGAGCGGGAACTTTCAACAATCGGGATTGAGCAAGCAACTCGACTTTGCTACGACGGACGAAGTCCTAGGAGCTTATGGGGCAATGGTTCGGCAGAGCATGAATCAAGCGCTCGGAGCGATCGCGGCGGCGAGGCAGGACGGCGTAATACCGGACCTTGCGGGAATGGATGAGTTCGACATCGACGACTTCGGCACGTCGCTCGAGAACGGCGCGAAACTGCTGGCGTTAGGCGTGCCATCGGAGACACTGCGCAAGCAGGTATTCAAGCGCCTCGCGTTCCAGTACTTGGCCGATGCCAGGCAGGAGGTGCGAAACCAGGTGGCACAGGAGATCGACAGGGAAACACTGGTAGACAGCTAAGGAGGGGTTGAGGAGAGCGCATGGAAGAGACTGACGTTCAGGCGATTATCAGGCAGGCGATCGAAGAATTCACCAAGGCGGCGCAGGCGAAGAGCGAGCCGGCTTATAAGGCGGAGCTGCAGGAGGAACGTAGGCGCCGCGAACAGTTGGAAAGGAGGGTAAACGAGCTAGTACAGGAGAACCGCCGAAGCCAGAAAGTTGCCGAGGAAGCGGAGCGTGGATCAGCAGTACGGACCGAGTTACAAAGACTCGGCGTAACCAAGGTAGACCTGGCCTTCCGGGCGGTGCAGGATGACATTGTCCGAAGCAGCGACGGGCGCCTAGTCGGGAGAACTGACACAGGAGAGGTTCCGGTTCGGGACTATCTGGCCGCGTTTGTGAATGAGAACCCGGAGTTTCTGCCGGCGCGAATTGCAGGCGGCACCGGAATGACGACCACTCAAAAGGCGGCAGTTCCCTCGGCCGGCGAAATCAGAATTGACCGGATTCGACCCGGGATGCGACCGGAAGAGATGCAGCGCGTGCGAGAAGAAATCGTGCGCGTGGCCACTCAGACACTGAAGGGTGCCTAACAGGTAGCGGCACAGAGCACCGAGGATTCTGCGCCAAGACGAAAACACTACAAATGCGGGCCTGATACTGGTGAAGGACCAGTTAAAGGGCTTGCGTTTCGAGATCAACGTTAACACAACTTAAGGACACAGAATGGGAGCTATTACTTCAACGAACGTCGCGAATGCGATTGTAAAACTGGTGGCGGCAGACGCTTTGCCGGTACTTGTGGGCAACCTGGTGATGGGTAACCTGGTGAACCGGGACTACGAACCCGTGCTGGCGAACGCCGGCGATACGGTCAATGTGCCGATCCCACCCACGATGGTAGCGAATAACATCGCCAGCGGCGGGACGGTCACTCCGCAGAACCCGAGCTTGGGAAATGCGCAGATCGTGCTGAATACGCACGTAGAGGCGACGTTTCAAATTCCGGACGTAACCAAAGTGCTGGCAGTGCCGGACCTGCTGAAGATCTATATGCAGCCGGCAGTGGCGGCAATTGCGCAGAGCATTGAGACAAACCTGCTGGGTTTGTATGCCGGTTTCACTTCGAATACCCCAGTGGGAACGCCGGGCGCGGTCTTGACAGAAGCGACCGTGGATGCGGCGGAAACAGCGCTGTTTTTGGCGAAAATACCTGCGTCGGCGCAGAAGTACATTGTGGTGGACGCCAACGCGTATTCCGCATGGCGGCAGATTCCCCTGTTTGAGGAATTCCAGACAGCCGGAGGGGCCGGACTTTCGGCATTGATCGACGGGACGATCGGCAAGTACAAAGACTTCTTTGTCTTCCGGTCTCAATTCGTGCCAAAAACCGGCAGCAGCCCGGTGAACACGCATAACCTGGCGTTTGCGCGGGATGCAATCGGCCTCGTGATTCGACGGCTGCCGCAACCCCTACCGGGAACGGGGGCCATCGCAGAATACGCCGAGCTAGGTAACTTCGGCATGCGGGTGGTCATGAGCTACCAGCCGAACACACTGGCTCAGCAATTCACCGTGGACGTGCTGTACGGATGCGGCATTTTACGGAATTCCGCCGGTGTGCAGGTGAATACCTAGCACTTAGCGGGACAGAGCAACGCAGTCAAGCAGGAGACCGGGCGGGCGAGAAACCCCGCCCGGGGATTCATGGAGGAGACGAATGGATTTAAGAATCTATTACCAAAAGATTCGCGATGCACAGGCAACGATTAGCGATCCAAACCCGGTGATTGTGAGCCGCGAAACGCCAGACGGGGGGAAGGAGGGAACACTCACAGAGGTTCCGTCCGCGATTGCCGCGAAGATGGTTGTGGAGGGCGCGGCGCGCCTAGCGACGGCGGAAGAAACGCAGAATTACCGGCGGGCCCGGGCAGAGGCCAAACGGATCGCAGACGAGGCCGAGGCCGCGCGGAAGGTGCAAGTCACGGTAGTGAGCGCGTCGGAGTTAGAGCGGCTTCGCGGCGGGCACAAATCCACAAAGGGGTAGGACATGGCGTTATTTGTAGATGGGCCACCCGCAGGACTCGAAGCGCTGTCGGCACAGGATTCTCAACTGCTGACCGTGGCCAACCTGGAAGGCATCGACGTCTCACAGAAGGCGCGCATCGCTCACGAAGAGCTGGGGATTGAGCTGGAAGTCCTGTTGCACAAGCTGGATCATCCAGGAATCACTCTTTGGTCAATAGCGGCGCCCAGCTTGGGGCAGGTGGTAGTTACTCCACCGTTGCGTTTGTGGCATCTCTACAGAACGCTCGAGCTGGTGTACACGGATGCGTACTACAGCCAACTGAACGATCGCTATGCCGAGAAGCAGGGACAATTTCATCAACTGGCATGGTGGGCGAGCGATAAGTTGATTCACGCCGGGCTGGGGGTGGTAGCGCTCCCTCTCAAGCGGGGCGAACCGCCGACTGTCACGAGTACGGCCGGCAGCCTTGCAAACGGCATTTACTATATCTCGACCGGGTGGGTGAACCGGAGTGGCGAAGAGAGTGCGGGGACAGCGGCAACCACGTTTACGGTGACGGGCACAAGCCTGATGGTGCAACCTAGTTGTCCGCCGGATTACGCGACGGGCTGGAACGTCTACCTTGGGACGGCCCCAGAGGTTCTGATCAGGCAGAATGGGTCGCCAATCGATCTGAACGGAACATGGATGCAGCCGGACGTTGTGCTTACGGCGGGGGCGGGGCCGGGCCGGGGCCAGGAACCGAACTACATCCGGCCGACACCACGCATGTTGGAGAGAGGCTAATGACAGGAAGTGTAGCCGGCGCCACGACGAGCCGGGTGCTGCAGCTCGTCATGTCGGACTCTGGGGTGAATGCGACATTACTGTCGGCGAGCATGCCAGGGCCGCCACCCGTACAGCTCATCAGCGCGCCACAGGTGAGCGCGCAGAATGTCTCGGTGGAGATCAGCGATCGAAGCCAGGGCCTGCAGTATCCAGTCGTTCAGGTCTACTGCGAGAAGGTCAGCAATTTACTGCATGAAAAGTTCCGGACGTTTTCGGGAAACGCGCAAATGGCGGTAGAAATCCGGCATTCTCAGGACCGCATTGATGGGTTGGAGCAGGCCCTGGGTTATTACGTGGACGCGATGATGCAAGTACTGGACTTCAGCCGCGGAGACTGGGGCGACGGGATGTATTATGCAGGCGGGTATCAAGTGACGTTTGGCTCGGTGAAGCACGGAGGCAAGAACTTCGTGCAGTCGGCTAAGGTGATTTTCGAGATTGGAGTGAGTATTAATTAAGATGTCATACATTTCTTCCAATGCAAACCGTTTTTACACTGCGCTGGAGAGCGCTTATGGCAGTTTGGCCACGGTTTCGGCGAGTAACCGGATTCCGGCCGGGAAGTTGACGGTTCGACAAGAATTGGCGGTCACGGAGCGGAAGGACAAGACCGGGAGCCGCACTTTCACGGGTTTGCCGGTCGGCGGACAAAAGCAGACGAGCTTCGAATTAAAGACGTATCTGACAAACTGGATTAGCGCGAACGGAAATCCGTCCTATGGGCCGCTATTTCAGGCGGCGTTGGGCGCCTCGCCTGCGTCAGCGACACCGGGTGTAGTAAGTTCCGTGGCAGGCACGACATTGGTATTCGCGGCGCCGCACGGCTTGAATGCGGGCCAGGCGGTTGCAACGGATATGGAAATCCGGTTTGTAACCGCAGTGACCGACCTGAACACGATACAAGTCAATGCGCCATTTACGAGCGGGCCCCAGGCTGGGGCAGCACTGGGGACGGCGGTCACTTACTTGCCAGCGACCGAACTTCCGAGTGTGACGCTGTACGATTATTGGAGCCCGGGCACGGCGATGCAGCGGTTTCTGGCAGGCGCCGCTGTTGACCAGATGACAATCGACATCAACGGCGATTTCCACGAGTTCAGCTTCAAGGGAATCTCACAAGACGTGCAGGACAGCGCCAGTTTCACGGCGGGGAATTTTGGGCTGGAGAGCTATCCGGTGGAACCGGCGATTGCGAGCTTCGACTATTCGATAGTGCCTGGAAATCTGGGACAAGCATGGCTTGGCTCCGCGCCGAACCAGTTCTTCACGGTTACGGGCGCATCGATTGGGCTAAAGAACGATCTGGATGCTCGTCTGAACGAGTTCGGGTCCAGCGTTCCGCAGGCGATTGCACCGGGCCGAAGAAAAGTGGCGGCGACGGTTTCGCTGTACAGCCAGGATGACAGCGCGACGCAGGCGCTGTACGCGGCCGCACGACAGCAGGCGCCGATTGGAGTGATGTTCCAGTTGGGAGAGGCTCAGGGGCGGATGATGGGAGTATACATGAGCAACGTGGTACCGGTAGTGCCGGAATTTGACGACTCAAAGAACCGCTTGCAGTGGAGTTTCCAGCCTTCGCGGGCACAGGGAACGGTGGACAACGAAATTGCGGTGGCGTTTGCGTAACCATGACATACGAGAGCGAAAGGGTCGTGGAATCGAAGGCCGCCGTGGGAGTGCGGTTCCGAGT